CAGCACCACTAAAATTGAAGTATGAGCATGTTTTACCCTTTTCATTTATAATTTCTTCTTCAAAATATTCATTAAATGTACACTGACAGTTAGCATCCATTCTTTTCAAATAATAACCGAGCTTACTGTTGAACAAATTTAGAATTTTCTTAACAATATACGACTTAACCCCCTCCTCTGATACAATAAATCGAACTGTTTCTAGCAATTTTATTTTATTAGAAATGTCTTTAATTGCACTCTGCAGTTCTTTAATATCATTTTGTGATTGTTCAAAGGATTCATTTAATTGAGATAGTTCGTTTATGTTATTATCGAGGTCATGGTCAATTTCACTATTCCAATCTTTAAGTTGTTGTAGTCTTTCTTTTTTACCGGCGGACGATTTTTCTTTGATTAGATTTTCATTTTCGGCGGTAATGGTTGTCTTCAACTTAGCCTTCAATGTACTGTATGTATCCATCCTTTCTTCAAGTTTTAATACTTCTTCTCTAAGAATGCTTATCTCTTTATCAATATTTCCTTTTCGGCTTTGGATTCTATCTCTGTCATCAATGGTTATTGTTCTTAAGCATGTCGGGCACACATCATCGTCTGTGCCAACGCTTTTTTTCTCGCGATTTTTATAACTTATGTCTGTTTCTTTAGTAGCAATGTTCTTATTAAAGCTTGTAATTTTTTCATCGCAGCTATCTAAATGCTGCTCGAAGCCCTCTATGTTATTTTTTGTTTCATCCGGGTCGATAATTTGATCTCCCGCAAGGTTAGTCTCTATTTGGTTAATTTCAGCTTCATTACTAGTTTGCCTTTTCTTAAGTTTATCTTCGCGCCTCTTCCTATCATCGTCATATGTTTGTTTTTGCTTCGTTACGGTTATAATACTTTTCTCCAGCTCACTAAACCGGGCATTCTCAATATCGAGCCCGCTTTTCTCTGTATTTAAATCTTGGCGAATTGCTAATAACATTTCACCAAACACCTGCAAATTAAAAATACCTTCAATAAATTTTCTCTTCTCAACTTTTTTCTTCGCCATGAACGGAATCGTATTATTAACTGTCATTATGACACAATTTTGAAATATATCCGGTGTACAGGACAGCATGTTAAAAATAACTTTTGTAGTATTCGGAATCGAATCGCGAGTACGATCTTCCTTATTGATATAGAGGAAGCATTTGGTTGGCTTTAGCTGTCTGACAATTTTTATATGCTCTATAGAGGATTTATCTTTAATCTCAAGCTCTAAAGTAACTTGACAATCTCTTTGAATTTTATTATTAATAATAAATTCCTTCTTTAGCTCTCGCAATGTATCCCCAAAGATAGCAAAGTGTATAGCATCGGCAATAGTAGATTTACCTACCCCGTTTCTCCGGTCTTCTTTATCTTTATTGACGCCAGTGATGACATGTAGCCCTGTTTCAAAATCAATAGTAACAGGCTCTTCACCTACAGATAAAAAATTCTTTATGCTTAGCTTTTTAAACGTGATATACTTCATTTACATCTTTTATATAATTCTAATGTATAATCAATTATATCTTTCTTATTATCCAATTCCATAAGGTTAACAAATTCTTCTATAGCAGTTGGTACATCCACACCAGAGAAATCATAATTAGTATCTTCTTCTATACCGTATGTAGATACCATCGTATGATCCACATTTAACGACAATGGCTTTAACTTGAATAGCATTTTAAGAAGTGCGTCAATGTCGTCTCCGGTGGTTTGCTGATCAACATAAAATTTAATAAAGTTACCCTTTACATTACTAGTAATGTCATTATTCTTGAGGAGTTGAGATAGATACAGTTTAAAGTGTTTTGGTGAAATTTTATTCTCAAAAAATTCATATTTAATTGTATTGAAATCAAAAATATAATACCCCTTGGTGCAGTTAACGTCTCCAAAGTCCATTTGGAACGGGTTGCCTACGTATAATATTTTACCGGCTGTATATTCTCTCTCTTCTCGGTGATGGAAATGACCAGATATAATTAATCTCGACTTACTTAGCAGGTCAGTACTTCGGAAACCATCTTCACACGTCCTATAATGATTAAATTTGAAACTTTCAATCTCCATATGACCAAAAATAATATCTCCCGGCGGTATATTTTTTATATCAACTCCCCACGGGCAAAAAACAACACGCTTTCCAAATATGTCTACTTCCTGTAATTTTGAAATTATAGTAATATTAGGCCAGCCACTTAAGAGAGATAAAGAATTAACATCAGACCGATCTTTGTAATATGCGTCATGGTTGCCTACAAGCATAATAATATTGAAATCTTTCCACAATGTTAATATTTGATTTACAACATGCATTGTATTGACGGCAACTTCATCTCGATAATGAAATAAATCTCCGCACATCATAATATCTGTAACGCCTTTGCTTTCTAGTTCCTTTTTAAGCCATTTAGCCCACTTGATAGCGATATTGTGCCATAGCTGAGAGTTTTGATGCACACCTATATGAAAGTCACTAACTATACAGATGCGACTAGCGTTAAATTTTACTGTCACAGGCGTCATTAGCTTAATAGTCCGGGGTTTCTGATGAGTCTTCACCCACATCGCCCTGTTGGCTAAGGTCACCATACTCGGAGGATGCTAGATCAAAATACACTTTTTCTTGGTATTGAGTTATAGTCTCTCGATGCTTTTTCTCTTTTTTTATTCTGTTAATAAAGGCGTGAAATGCTATTGTTGTAAAGTAGGAAAATGGATTGTTACCCGAATCAATATTAAACTTTTTATTTCTAAGTGCGGCTACCATCTTCATGACCGCATCACCTATCATATCGTCTTTATAAGAATAGTTGATGAAGTTCGGAGCATAACTTAAACCGGTGGCAATCTTATAAACTGCTTCACCTAGCTTATTAGTCAAGTCATCTGATACATAATATTCCTCAATATCAGCTAAAAATTCAGCCGGATTAACATAATATGCCTTCTTTTTCTTCTTCTTCTTTTTCTTAACTACTTTTTTCGCTGCTTTTTTTGCAGGTTTCTTCGCAGTTTCGGGTTTATCCTCCGGGCTCTTCACCGGTTCAGGCTTATCCTCCGGGGTCTTCGTCGGTGCGTTGATTGATGGTTTGCGTGCCATATGTTATACTTTCATTTTTGTAAAATTGTTCGCGGCGCGCCAGATGCTGCAACCCATATTTCAATTTGTCGGCTATATCAAAAATTATAAGCTCTTCCTTATCCTTATGCAACCTCAGCCCTCTACCTATTGATTGAATTATTTTAATTTTCGCCTTTCCACCCGATGCAAAGATTATATAATGTAAATTCTTAATATCAACCCCGGTTGAGAATATCTTTGATATGGCGACCACGATTATATCTTTTTTTTGTTCCATTAACTCACGTACTCTGTTTCTCTCTTCGATTTCTACCTCGCCTCTAATATAATATACATCCTTATCCGGACATTTGTTTTGGAGGAAGTTATGCAAATGTTCTCCGTGATCTAAGTAGTCTACCATAATTAAAGCATTATTATCAAAATTATTACACAGCGTTGCTAGTATATTATTTCTATATGTATTATGCGCAATAAAGTTAAGTTCACTTCTGTATGCTGCGGTAGAATTATTAGTCGTTGGTTTATCTGGCTTATCGTTGTATCCTATTTTTAATACTTGAACTTTAACATTTGAAATAAATTTTCTCTTTCGTAGCTCATAACTATTTTTGTCATATATAATTGGTCCTATTTTTCCTATTATATTCCATTGGTCGAGCAAATCTTCAGGCATAGTACCAGTAAAGCCAAATTTATGAGGCGTTTCTATCTTGTCTATGAGCTTGTTTATCTTATTTCCGCGGCGTAGTTTATGTACTTCGTCAATTAATAATATATCGATATAATGCATCCAGTCGGTATCGGATTTGCTGCTCTGTATAATACCTAAATTGGTTATGACTACGTTAACGCCTAAGTTTAATTCGTTACTCCCAGTCCATTTTGAGAAGGCGAAGCTAACATTATATTGTTTAAACTTTTCATATGTCTGATCAACTAGACCGAGATCTGGTACTATAACAACACATACGCAATCTGATTTATTTTTGAAAATATTCTCTAATAAATTAGCCATGATTAATGTTTTTCCACCTCCGGTTGCTAGTGATACGGTGCCATGGCCGGACCGGAGGCATTGACTGACTGTTTCGTGCTGATAATCTCTCATCTGTAAATCCAACTCTTGGATTTGACCATCATGTTTTAATTTTGGCCCGGTTAGGGCATTGGTGAATGATTCGGTGTGTTGTATGTCAACTTTGTATTGATTTTGAGTTATATATTTTTGCATCTCATAATACATTCCAAGATCAAACCGCCCGGTTGGGGTCACAGCGTATGTTCGCGATGGGCACCAACGTCCACGCATGCGAGCAAATCGAGCCGCATCATTGATTACAGAGAAATGCTCGCGGATTTCATCAAACATATCGCCAGATACGATACCCTTCCGCTTTCTAACATCCCAATCAAACTTCAGCTCCATTATTGTGTTTCCAATTTCATAATTTCAGTAATATTCTTTATGTCAAACGTCATACTGTTTAATACTCTTTCCATTTTTTCTAAAAATTCAATAGCTATTTTCTGCTCCTCAATAGCCTTATCAATTAAAATCATTGCGTCGTGCTCATCCACCAACACTCCAACTGCTGCTTGAGAAACTTTTACATGAGCCTCCTCGCGGACTAGCTTTACGAGGCGAGCTCGCTCAGCTTTTTTAGCTTGCTTCAAGTTTAATAGCGTACTTTTATGTCTCATTTGTCGACCGACCCATTTATGTTTAATGGCCGGAAGCTTTAATTGAACATCGTGCACAGTAAATGCGTCTAGCTTGACCTCCTGTGCTAATTCCTCAATATACTTCTCCAGTATTGTCATTATACATAAATAATAGTATACGTTCGTGAGATGTCAAATAGATTCCAACAAGTATTTTTAGCGCATATACAAGAAGATGTCACTACCACCAGTGCATTTGTCGGCGCAACCGGTCCGGTCGATGGGAGCATAGGACCATATAAAACAAAATACGCCGAGGACGATGCCAGAATGCCACATATCTTAGCCGCTAGAACGGTAACTGTTAAGGGTAAGAAGGGTAAGAAGGGTAAGAAGAAAAAAGATCAAACGTTTGTTCAATTTCCTATCCAAAGAAGAAATATTTCGAGAAGTATGTAAGTATCGATAATGTCACGTGGTCATTGGCTATTCGAATCTAATATTCCAGAGGGTACATACGGGTTTATCTATGAGATCACCAATAAAGAGAGCGGTAGGCGCTATATTGGCAAAAAACAAATGATAAGAACTGTAAAGCGACCACCTCTTAAGGGAAAGAAGAACAAACGGATTAAGCTAGTTGAATCAGATTGGAAGACATATACTGGTTCTAGCAATGAATTAAATGCAGATATTGTAAGATTAGGCGCAGATATGTTTGATTATAGCATTTTAACGCTATGTAACAGTAAATGGGAACTTGCATACGAAGAAACAAAATTACAGTTCGAAAAGGGTGTACTTCTATCGGATAGGTACTATAATGGTATAATTAACTGCAGGATAGGCAAAAAACCCGGAAATGTACCGTCTAAAACTTAAGAAACTTGACCTAACTCTCATAAATTTACACGATATTCTTGGGGATATTGAGGAAAAAATCGCGGATGACGTGTATAGGTACAAGCTCATCCCCGTCAAATTCAATGGAGACACCACGAAATTGGCGTACCACCACCTAATTTTGGGTATATGCAATGCTGTCAAGCAGCAAAGCACTACATATAAGGTGGTTGTGTATGATAAGAGCCTAACATTCATGTCTGAGTACACTGACATAGACACTGGACAGGCGTTTATACACAAAACTCTACACAAATTCAAAAACTTACTGCCAGTTAACTTGTGGGAATCGCCTTATCAGTTTAAGATGCTTGAGAAAATTCTTGATACTGACCTGGGAGAGCGAATAGAGGTTGAATATCACCTGAAGAAGTTTACAGACACACGTAAAAAGTCCTTGTATAGCTTTAATAAGATACGTAAGTTCGGTGAGAGATATGGACTAGAGTTTCTTACGAAAAACTTTTTCAGAAAAATTGAAAATAAGCAGTTGATTATAGGGTAAATATGATTAAAGATAATACTTATATGATAAAGCAGATAGATAGAAGGAAGGAATAAATAATTAAGCAATGAATAAAGTTGACGAAGCCATCCAACAGTATCTAGATTTCAACGGATTAGATATAGCCGCATTAACAGAAAAAAGCCCCTTAGCTACTGGTAAGGTGAAGTTGCCAGGCGAAGAAGAAGAAGAAGTACCACCCTCGGCCGAAGAGATGCCGGCAGTACCAGCTGAAGGGCCAGCGCCGCTTGCTGGTGATACTGAAGATGATGCTGCTTATCCAGGAGAGGGAGAAGAACTACCAGAAGATCCGGTGGAGGATGTTCCTAAT